TGCATATAGTTATCCACTTCTGTTGGTGGGATATTACCAATATCAATTTTGAAAACTCTTTTTTCTGGTGCTCTCATGATTCTGTGAATCAACATAGCATCTTCCATTAGAGATAATTGTTTCCACAATCTTCTTCCATTCTCAATCATAGATTTACCATATGGTAACCAGTTTGTATCTGCTAATAATCTAAAGTGAGCAACTTCAAAGTTTTCATATTCTTCTTTTCCATTCGGGTCTTCCGTAATTTTAAACTTTACTGAATTTGGATTTGATGGGTCTGTTCTTTCTAATCTTTCTGTGTTGTAAACTGAATGAGGTGTTACGTTAACAATACCTTTACCTTCAGCGATTTCTAAACCTAAGAAGAAATCTCCATACTTACACATATTTCTTGTCCATGGCCATAAGTTGAATTCAACATTAAGGATATCATAGAATAAGTTATTTAAAATATCTTGTACTTTTTGATTATCAGAGTGAACCATAAGAGTATCACCAAATTCATTCTTTAGTGTTGATTCATCTGCGTATATATCAAGAGCTGATGCAAGTATTGGGTCGTTATCCATCGCATCGTAATCTCTAAAAACTTCTCTACGAACTTGTTGGTATGCCATTGATTGAGCACCACCTGCTTGTTCGAAGAAACTTTTTTGTAGTTTCGTGTATCTATCTCTTAATGAGGATAGATTCGTTTGTTGTCTTTCATCGGTATCAACAACTTTTCTCTTACCATCCTTATCAACAGTAACAACTGCTTGAGCTCTGAAGAGTTTCGTTAATCTACCAAAAAATGAAGTATCTGCCATTTTGTTCCTAATTTAAATTATAACCTTTATTTATTTTTTTACCACGCTCTACATGACCAGTATCTAGCTTTGTGCCTTGGTCCTGGAGAATCACAGTTATGTCTAGCCCTAAACGCTTTTCTTCTTGCAGGGTCAGATTTTTTAATTTTCATTGTTTTCTCTCCTGACTTCTTTGCAGAAGTTCCACCATGTCCAAAGTTAACTTTAACAACATTACCTTGTGGGTTTTTGACATATACTTTGAATTTTTTTACATCACCTCTTGTGGGTTTACCAAGTTTGACTGTTCTACCTTGGTACTCTGCTTCATTCATATCACATTTGTATTCTTTCATGAATTCACAGAACTCCTTTATATCATGATAATTTTCTACCATGTATTCTTCGGTGTGTATTTCTTCGTTTAATAAATTTTTTAATGATATCATAATTAATTCCTCTACCTTACTATATAAATATAAATTTATTTAATTAACCAAGTTAAATCTTCATGGTTATCACCAATTCTCATTTTCCAAGGGTCCTCTTCCATAGAAGTATTACCTCCAAACCCCATTCCACCAACATCTAATTGATGTGCTGCAATACCGCCTAATGCTTGTTTTGTTAAATCAATTCCTTCTTGTCTTAATCTAAGTGCAGTATCTCTAACCCACAATCCAATTGCTAATGACATTGTTAAATCATCATTATATCCTTGCATTGCTTGAGCTCTATTTCCTTTCCATATAAATGTAAATAATTCTCCAATTAATCTTTCTGAACGAACTGTTACAGATTTATCTCTGAAGTAATCATCTAACTTTGAAATGATAAGTGGTCTTGTTTTAGATGTTGTACTAAATCCTGCAACCATTCCTCTTTCTTCTCTATTATATTTGTTATGTAATTGATTTTCTACATCCACATACTTTAAATCTTTACTCATGTAAAATGTATTTTGATAACCTCTATCAATTACTTGTTGTAAAACTGCCCAACCAATGTTTGCATTCTCAATTACGAGTAATGCTTGGTTGTAATCAGTTGCAAGTGATACTAAGAAGTTTCCAAAATCTTTTGTATCTAATTTACCTTTATATTCTGCAACTTGAGTTGCTGATTCAATATCAATAACATGACATGCAGAATAATCTGTTGAATCACCACGAGCAACATCCGCAACTACCATATATGCTTTATTGTAGTTTGGATATTCCCACTTCCATAGGTTACCATCGAACCCAGTCTTTTCTATTGGTTCTTGAATATATGTTTCTTTATAGAACTGTAAAAGTTGAGGGTCAATAACAGAATCACCCGAAGAAACGAAATCACAATCACATTCTTGTGCTGCTCCTTTTACTCCTAATAGTGTTTCTTGTTCGTCTCTCCACCCTTGATTTCTCTCTGGATGTACACTCCAATGTAATCTTATTGGATTAAATCCATTTACTTGTTCTTCTGCACCTACCCAAGTTTTATGAAAGAAATTTCCTACACCATTTGGTGTTGAAAGGATAATTGCGTTACCACCAGTAGATAAGGTAGATTGAGATGATACCCATATATCTTCAATCTTATCAATAAACGCTGCCTCATCAAATACTAAAAGGGATAATGCTTCAGAACGACCAGCATCTCCTGCTGCTGATGTTGCTTTGATTTGAGAACCATTTGAGTATCGAAGAGATAGTTTGTTATCCTCTACTGTTGTTTGTTTTAACCAAGATGGTAAGTACTGATTCATTACACGAACCTTCGTTACAAGGTTCTTAGCAACTTCTTGTTTAGTTGCAATTACCAATACGTTGAAATCTTGATTGAATAACATTTTCCACAATGCAAATCCCGCAGTTAAGGTTGAGATACCTGTCTGTCGAGATTTAAGAATAACATTGTATCTATGTTCTGTAAATTGTGTTAATGTTTTTTCTTGAAAGGGATATAAGTGAAATTGAATTTTACCGCGGACAGGATGTTGTATCATACAATACTTCTTCATGAAGTGTATGGGGTCTTGAGCACATTTCTGATACTCAAGTTTTATAATATCCTTTAGCGATTGTTTAGCCATTTACTTTTTTCCTAATTTCCAATACATAGAACCACCAACGAATGGTTTATACTCACCAAGTTGATTTGATATACCAACATTTAAACCATAAATGTTTTGTTTCTTGTTTTTGAATAAAATATTACCACTAAGATTATTAAATCCATTTGTTTGGTCAATTCCTGCACCAAATCCATAATAGAATTCGTTTTTTGGTAACTCTTTTACTATTGTAGTATTATAAACTGTTGGAATCTTGAAATACCAATCTATTTCTCTTGATTCAATTCTGTTTTGTGAAATAATATCAGTAAGAATACCAAATCCTAAATCTCCACTTGGTTTGTTACCCAATGAATCAGTAACTACTGGTGGAAAATCATATGCTAAGTTTAAAGTATCTGTAACTGTTGTTTTTGAAAAGTAATCTTTGATGATTGCTAGTGAATCTACATCTACTGGTATCTCTACTTCTTTAATTACTTCTTTTGTAATATACCTTGGTACATATTTGGTTACTTTAACTTCTTTTTCTACAAATATAGTATCAGTTTTTGATTCTAATAATTCAAAATCTTCACCATCTATATTTACTAATTGTTTGTCACCATAATCACTTCCACAACCTCGTAAAAATAAAATGATTCCAACTAAGAGGAGGATTAATATTTCTCTCCATCTTTTAATGATTAAACTAAATAAAATGCTCATAATTTTTCTCTTTTAATATATCGAACGCTTCTTCTCGTTTCGATTCGAGTTCTTTTAACTCGTTTGTACCATTTTCAATCATCTCTTTTATATCAGATTTAATTTCATCGATACTTTTGGGTAGTTTCCATTTTTCAACTGTCCCATCTTCATTAACATATTCATATTCTTCCCTAACATCTAATAAAGATTGTTTTAACTCTTCTAATTTTTGTTTTCCAAAAATAAGCATACGAGTCCAAACTTTATAATTTTGATATTCTTGAAATACACCGGCAGTTCGAAGTTCATGTTCTCTATCAATAGTACAGTTTATACAAAAACCATTTTGTTGTATAACTTTTATATCTTTTTCTGTTTTTTTGATAGTTTTACATTCTGAATTTTTACAAGTAGATTTTTCTTTAATAAAATCTCTAATTTCTTGTAGTGCTTCTGAATTCTTACCTGTCTTTAGTATATAACCTTCTTTTTTCTCATATCGGTTATGTTCATCTTCCCAAACATCTCCTATATTACGAATTTCTTGTTTTTTAGTGTAACCAACAGTTGTATTTTTATCATACGTTCCTGTCTCCACCATATCTACCAACTTTCTTCGAGTTGGATGCATATATTTCTTCTTAAATTCTTTACCCATTATTATACATTAGGTTATGTTAATGTATATAAATATATGAAAATAGAGAAACCGATAATTTTAAAAGAAAATACCAAGTATTTGGTTTACTGATGCGAATGTACCTGTAAGTTTAAAAGTATTTCCTTTATATAAGAATACAATACCTTCGTTTGGTACAATTTTCTTAGAACCACCGATAGAATTTAATCTACCAAGTTCTAATTTAAGTTTTTCAATCTTTTTAGGGTCACCTGATTTCTGAACATCTTTTATTGTCTTATCAATTCGTTTCTTTATATCACGAACTGCCTTATCAGGATTAACTGTTAGTGCTGATGAAGTAAATTCTAACACTTCTGCACCCAATCCTAAGAAGATTTTCTCAAACTTCATTAAATTATCTTTTGATATCTTCTTATGATTATCTTTATCTGTTTTCTTAGCCCATTCAAGTGTTTTAGAATCAGAAATATTCTTATTATCTAATCTAAACTTCTTATCCATGAATGCCCATCTCTTAACCAACCCCATTTTAGTTTTGTTATCAAGTGATGATGGTGAATTTTTATCAACCCATTGTTCCCACCATGATTGGTGATAGTTTGCAACACCATCTGTATCTTTTAAACCAAATTCTTTTTGTAATTTAGTGATTTGTGATGAATATTTACTTCTTTTTTTAGATAAATCTTGTGATTTTGGTAATTTTACAACAGGTGGTCCTTGAATTGTGTAATTATCTTGTACATCTTTGTTAACTTGTTTAATCATACCTGCTAAAATTCTTGCTGCTTCACCATTTTCACCGATTGCAACACCTTCATCGTTATATTCCATCGTTCCATGGAATACAAGTAACGCTTGTCCGTAAGGAATAACGTTTACTGATGTTGGATATATCACTTCAAGGTTCATAAAACACGCACCTTGTTTAAAAATCTTATCTCTTTGTTTATCGTTAAGTGATTTGATTGCATTTGAAAGGTCTTTCATCGCATAATTGTATGCATCACTCAATCCACCTCTACCTTGGAACTTATCTGATACTCCTTTGATATCTAAAGCGTTTTCACCTTTGTTTTTAAGGTGTCCTTTGTTCCTAGCTGCTACTAATCTTCCATCTCTCCATGAAATAGCAAGTGCTTGACCATCTGTTTTCTCTCTTGTGAACTCAAGTGTACCTTCTAAAGCACGATTTACGATATCTTTAAGTTGTCCAAAGGTTAAATTGATATCACTATCAAATGGGTGAGACATATGTCCATACGCACCACCTTCTTTCAGTAGTACTTCTTTTAATATCTTTTTTAATCGTATCATTTCAATGCTTTCTTTTAAATCGTTTTCTTTTCCAGCCCCTAATCTTTGTAATCCTGCTGCTGGAGGTGTTAGTGGGTTATATCCAAAACATCTTCTTCTGAAATCTTGTTCTGATTCACCCTTTAGTGGTGCATCACAACTTTGTTCATCTAATCCACCTCTATCGTGTTTAGAAAATTTACCTAATTTATCGAAAGCTCTGAATGATTTAACTTTATTTACTTTCTTTGGTGTCATTACAGATAGTTGTTTGTACTTCATATGGTTTTTAACAATATAAAATACATTTGCAGTGTTACCACCAACCGATTCTATAAACTTTCTATATTTCTTTACTAATGAAGCAGATACTTTCTCATGTCCAAAGTGTGTAATGTGTCCTTTCTTTGGATGAATACCTGCAGTTTCATCTTTTCCTATATCATGGAACATTGCAGCGATTGCAATATCAATATCATCATCTTTAATTGAACGATTTACAACTTTGATTGTATGTTTAAGAACATTACCCTCTGGATGTTTATCTAATCTCTGTCCAAAGTTCTTTAAATTGTAAACTCTCTTTTGTAAATCAGAAGGCATCTTTCTAAATAGTGATTTGAAATCTGTAATTCCTAATTCTTTTAATCCTTCTTTAACTACTTTGTCTTTTTTTAACATTTGGTGTAATTCACTACCATCTGCATCTTTACCAAATCCTTTACCGATTTGTTTTTTCCAAAGTAACTCTAAAAACTTCTTTTTTTCTTTATCTGATAATCCTTTTATCTTTTGGTTGATTTGTTTTCTGTTTTTATAAACATACTTTTTAAAATCCATGTAAAAGAATTCATTTACTTCTTTGATTGGTTGATATTGATACTCTTGACTTGAATCAGAATCCTTTCTATATTCCTTATTTCTTTTTGCAAACCTTTTCATATCTTCAGGTCCAGCATATCCAATCATCATCTCATCTTTTTTACCAAACTTCTGTGCTTCTTTATCTCTTAATGCTGGTAAGAATCTAAATCTTGCTCTTTTTAGAACTCTTTTCTTTTTTCTTAATACATTCTTATGAACTATCTTTGCTTGTTGGATAGATAAATCTTTTTTAGCGATACCTGGGAACAAATCATTTCTAAATTCATCATAAACTTGTAGATATGCTTTTTTGTATGCAATCTTTTTTAGTTTAGAAAGAGGTTTTCTTCTTTTCATCGTTCTCGCTCTTCTTCTAGCTATTTGAGCACGTTTTCCAGCCATTGCTGCTTTTCTTCTAAGTAAATCTGCCGGTCTAAGTTTACCTTTACTCTCGGTTACAAGTTTATGTTTCTTTGCAATCTTTACTACTTTCTTTTTTTGAGAATCTGATAGTTTATAGTAATCAGGTCCAAACTCTTTGTGTGAGATTACATCTAACATATCCATTACAGTTGTACGATTATATATTTTTTTACTACCTTGTGGATGTGCACTTTCTGGTGAATCTTCGTTCAATCCCATTTTCTCTTTCCAAGAATCAAATGCATCAAAATCATACTCTTGTTTCTGAGAATCCCATCCACATGAGTGACATAAGTACTTTTCAGTATCTTCAGATTCTATATCCCAAGAATGATTACACTTTTCACACTTTACTGCAGTTCCACCAAGTTCAGCAATAAATCCTTCTTTTACTAATCTGAAATTTACTACTTTTCTACCATTTATTGTTGGCATTCCATGTTCATCTTTACCAATAGTTTTAACAACTGTCTTTTTGTTCTTAAATCTACCAGTTAAAATAGTATCACCAACCTTTACAGGTAATTTGATTACTTCATTTAAGGAAGCTTCGTATTCTTTCTGAGAAACTTTATCTCCTTTAGCATCTTCTACTGATTGTTCTTTATCTTGTTTTAAATCTTCCTTACTTGCAAGTGATTTAACTAACTCATAACCAACCATTGCTGCTTTACGAGTTACATGCTTGAACCATTTAGAATAAGCATCACTTGAATAGATATCAACTTGGTTAGTAGCAGTTGTTGTACCAAGTACACCTGCGGGAAATGGAGTTACTGCTTTAACAGGTCCATTAGGATAAATTGGATGGTCGTAGATATCTTCTAACTCTTTATTAGCAATCATATTCACCACCTCATAACCAATTCGTGTTGCTCTCTTTACATTTATTTTAGAGAATACATCATAATTAGGGAAAAAGAAGTTTGGCCCATCATCCACTTGACCTGTACTTATATTCGAACTTTCATTAATGAGCCAATCTTCAATCATCTCTTTAGAAATTTCAATTCCTTCATCAAGTTTATCAGTAATCATTTTGAATATCGTGGCATTAAACTTTCCATACGCACGTTTCTTAAAGAAATTCTTTTTCTGTTCATCAGAACCAACTGATAAACCATTACGAGTTTCTGTACCACTTATTCCACCACCACTTTGAGGTGCTGCATAAACATAACCACCATCTCTATATCCCACAGAAGGTTCTCCCTTATAGGGTTGGAAATATCTTCCTTTACCACTTCCTAATCGGTTCTTATCCTTCTCACCAACAACAGTTACGAATGCAGTTGTTTCTTCATCAAATTTTTTAAGAATTTCTGTGGGTTTATATGGATTTTTGACCTTATGTATTTTGGATTTTGGAATTCCAAACATAGTAGTCATAATTTTCACCTTCTCTTTGAAGTTAAAAGGTGATTTAGGTCTTTCAACCTTATCAGATGTACCAACGAATACATTATCCTTACCGAACTTTTTGACAAGGTGTTGGTAAGTACCAGCATGTCCTTTATGCATAGGTTGAAACCTACCCACATAGATAACTACTGTCTTTTTTATAGGATTTTCATCCTCCATTATACTCTCTACGAGAAATTTGGAAAGTTCATTCATATTGGTACACCTTGTCAGTATATAAATATGAAAAAATTATTATTACCTATTTTTATAGATAAAAGGGTCTCTTTTTCTGAGTTCTTCAAGTTTCTTTTTGTAAAGTTTATCAACTGCACGTTGTTTTAACCACTTTCCAATAAAAGGAATTTTATAAATGATACTATTTGGTTGTCTCATACTAATTTAAATGTTTTTGTAATTTTCTTCCTACTAACAATCCATCAAAGTATTTGAAAAACGAAACATCCATTAAATGATGGTGTCTGTAATTAAATAGTTTCTGTTGATTGTGTTTTAGTATAGGTATTGATTTTTCATAAATATTATGAATCTCATCCATAGAAAGATTATTGAGATGTTCAATTAATTTGTAAATTTTTTCGATTCGTTTGTATGGGTCTGTTTCTTCATCATAACTTTCATCCCAAAAATCACTAAATGTTTCAAATCCAAGTTGTTTCAAAGTTTTGAGTGTATGAGGTGAACCAATTATTATAAAAGGTTGAAGATTAGCAATAGGTTTAAATGTTTTTTCAGACATATACCAACAATTTTCAAAGAATAAAGATTCTGTTGTTATGTTTATGTAACTATTTAGATAAGTTTCTTTTCTTTCCCAACCATGTCCTCTTGCACCTTTGATATTTTCGATATCAACTATCTGTTTCTTTGGAGTTATATCATTCAAATTACCTATTAACGCATCATACCAATATTGATTAACTTCTTCTGCATCATTTTCTTGAAATCTACCTCTTAATATATCTGAAAGGTATTCTAAATTTTCATCAAGTAAATCATAACTAATATCATTGGTGTTTAATATTCCAAGTTTATTAAGAATACCAAAAAGTAATAATCTTTGGTCTCTAATTCTAAAATTTAGTGATAAAAACTTGTTTTTTCTTTTTTGTTTAATATTATCTGATTCAGTAACGATGGTTTCATAGTGATTTATATCATCATAAAACTTATATTCATTTTTATTATCTTTTAAAACATCCCACCAATGTTTACTACATGAACGAAGTGCCCAATTATGTTTTAAAACATTAATTTTATCAGTTACACCAATTTCATCTAATATATTTGAAATTACAGAATCTGCATTATAACAAGATGTACCAAAGATTACTTTATCTAAATTTATTTTTTTAGAATTTAAATCATTATAGATATTTAAAATATTTTCTTTTCTAAATTCACCCTCTTCAGTATGGTTTATGAATAAAAAGAAATTATGTTCATTGTTAATCTTATCTATTGTTAATTTATTTATGTTTTGTATTGCAGTTGTCTTTAGTGGAGTATTTACACCAGTTGCATTATCAAGGTTTCCAAATACATTAATAGAGTAGATGTATATTCTATCATTTCTAGTGTTTCTTGTAGATGTAGAAAATCCTAAATTAGATATTCTGTGATATTTGTTCTCACCAATTGGAAGTCCTGTAACAAATACTGGTACATCTACTCCATACTTTTCTTTATGTAGAGTAAATAAAGAATTAGGGCCTCCATGCCAAGTATAATTACTTTTTCTTAATAATTCAGATGTATGTCTTTCTGTAATATCTATTCCATTCGGAAGAGGGCCCTCTGGTCCTACGAATTCATAAACACATTCAAATTTAATTGTCATAATACATTTGTGGATATTCAACTATAATATGTATTCCTCCTTCAGATAATGCTTGTTTATATGCAGGAACAATTTTTTCTACTTTATCTAATTTGTGAATTTTACAATTTGTAACTATTTGTTGAAATGCATCTGTATAATCTGCTTTGTGTTGATGACCAGGGTCTAATGGTTTATCACTCCCCTTACCAACTCTTACAATTACATTTGGTTTCCATTCACCATCAGACATTACTTCTAACTTATCTAAATGATTTACTAATTGATTACACGCAAGAATTAAGAAATCCCACCTTGGATAAAATGTAACAACTTGATGACCGGTCATTGCCAATCCCATTGTCATTCCCATTTGAGTTTCTTCCATTACTGGTGTTTCTATCATTCTTTCTTTTGGTAATCCCTCAATAGTTTTACTCATTGGGTTTCCATAATAAACTATCTGTTGTCCGATGAATATTGTTTTATCATCTTCCATTGAAAGTTTCATTGCTTCAGTTAAAGCATCTAAGTACGGTGTGTATTCTGGTTGTGCCATTGTTTTAAATAATTTATAATTTCTTTACTTACTATATTATGTCCATTTAAATTAAAATGTGTGTCTTGTGGTCCAACATTTATAGTTGGATTATTTGTAGTATCATCTATGAAACTAAATTTCAAACTAAAAGGTTTTATTGTTCTTTCTGCAATCGCTTGTGGTACTCTACCCACACTCCAATCATAATGAAAAAATAAAATTGGAACTTTATACTTTGATTCAGAAAGTTCAACTAATTGATTAAGTTGTCTAATCTGCTCTTCAATTGTTTCACCCCGTCCACCATCTTCTTCTCGGTTTCTTCCAAAAGAAGTTGTTTGAACTACTACTGCTTTTGTGTTATCATTTATTTGTTTTTTAACAAAATCATAAACAGTATAATTACCACCACCATTTTCTTTTTTAACTATCGGAAGAACATTAAAGTGTTTACTAACTTGAGTTGCAAACCTATTTTCTTCCATATACTTAAGGTGTTCTTCTGATGGAAATAATTTATTCTGATGGTCATAGATTCCTTTTGCTGGATAAGGTAAATCTGTAAATTCTTTGTTTGAATAATACAATCCTTGTCCCCATGTAAAAGAACATCCAGCAAAAATTATATTATCTTTCACTTTATGGTTTTGAATTTGGATTAAATTGGTCTTTGTTTTCTTTGTACCATCTTAATGCATCTCTCAATCCACTTTCTAAATCGTACTTTGGTTTCCACCCAAGTTTTAATAATTTTTCATTTGACAATAATCTCTTTGGAATCATTGGTGCCTTGTTGTTTACAAATTCGATTGGGTTGTCGTTCCCCTCAATCTTTTTGATAAGTTCCAATACTTCCATTACAGTATGTCCTTTACCATAACAAACATTATAGATATCATATGTATCAACTTTTTCAGCAACACATATAAATCCACTTACCATATCATCAACATGAATTACATCTCTAACTTCTGTTCCATCTCCCCATAGTGGAATTGGATTTAAGTTATCTGCAACTTTTCTAATGTTTGCTGGTGTAACATGACACTTTTCAAAATCAAACTTATCATTCGGTCCAAACGAGTTGGAAGGTCTGATAATAACACACTGCATAGGGTCATGTATCTGATTTGAAAAGAACTCACATAAGGTTTCTCCATAACGCTTCATCCAGCCTACCGCTTTGTAGACTGGATATATGTTTGGAGTTTGAACTTCCATATCTTCTGTACAGTATTCTTCACCTACATCAGGATATGTCGTGTTCGATGAAATAAACATAAATTTACGAACTTTGTTTCTCCAACTTTGTTCCATAAGATTTGTATTCATTTCGACATTTGGAGTTACATGGAGTAGCGGGTTCACCTTAGTGTCCAACGCATTTGATGTATTCGCAGCACAATGGAAAACGACATCGACATCCTTTGAGATAAGTTCACAAAAAGATGATTCTCTTAAATCCCCATTTATGTGTTCAACATTTTCATAACCATCGAAATCTTGACGTAACTTTCTACTCCACGATGTGGAACGTAGATTAGTGTAACCATTTTCATATAACGATTTTAATAGTCTTGAACCAATGAACCCACTTGCTCCTGTAACCAATATTTTATCTTGTTTTTTCATAATATTTGTATGTTTCTTTTATACCTTCTTCAAATCCAAGTTTTGGTAATAATTCGAATTGTTCTTGTACTTTAGTTGACATTCTTCTTCTCATATCACCATTGGGCTTGGAAGTATCCCAATTTATTTTTATTTCTTTACCACTTACTTTAGATACTGTTTCAATCATTCTCTTGATTGATATCTCTTCTCCACTACCCAAGTTAGTAGTAATGTGTAATTCGTTCTCTAAACACTTTATACACCCATCAGCAACATCCCCTGCGTATATAAAATCTCTTGTTGGTGTTCCATCACCCCAAGCTTCTATTTCATCAGTTGCTTCATAAACTTTTCTACAAGTTGCACCGATTACAGTTGCACCTTCACCAAAGTTATCATATTCTCCAAAAATATTTGCTGGTCTTACGATTGTAAACTTTTCATATTTGTGTTGTACTTTAAATGCTTCTAAATACAACTCTGGTATTCTTTTACTCCAAGATGGAAACCAATCATTTGGTGATGGAAGTGTTTTCCAAACTGTATCTTCTACAAATTCTTCTGCTGGTTCATAAACTCCTACTGAACTCATGAATACTAACCAAACATTATGTTTATGTGAGTTTTCAATTATATTTGTGTTTACCTTTATCGATGGTTCTAAAAAATCTAATGGTGATTCTTTTGCCCTAATTGGAGAACCTTTGATTCCAAACGCATTTATTACACCTGTAAAATCATATTTCCAAAATAAATCATCTACTGATTTTGATTCTCTTAAATCTATATTATGAAATATGAATCTATCACTATTTGGTAGTGCATCAGAATATTTTATATCAACACCAATTACTGAATATCCATAATCTTCTAATTTGTTACATAAATGAGTTCCAACTAACCCACTACAACCCGTTACTAATATTACTCCTTTTGTTTCCATTAAAATACTACCCATTTACCAGTACCATAATGTGGGTACTTCGATTCATACTTATAATAGATTACATCTTCTGGTATTTCTCTTTGAATACCACCCCATGTATCTAATGTTGGGGTATTTGTACTTACACCATTATCTTCCACTACAAAGTGAAGTGGTAAATCATAGTTTCTAGCATATTTGTGAACTTCGTAAAAGATACCACTTTCAAATGCCATATCTCCAACAAAAACCCAAACCTTTTCATCACTACCTTTAAGTTTTAATGATTTTGCAACTCCTAATGCGATTGGTAAAGTACCAGTTACAATTGCTGATGCATAAAATTTAGAATCTTTATCTACAATTGTAATAGATTTACCATCTAATATTTTTTGTTTAAGTACTTGAGGTTCTACACCATGTAGTAATGCATGATAGTGAGACCTCCAAGTTGAAAATACCCAATCATTAATACCAACTTTGTTAAATATTTTGATGAGTTGTTCTTCATTACCATTTGATAAATGAATCGGACCTGTTATTTCTCCATTTTCCCAATGAGAAATAATATCATCCTCAAAATTAATTAAATCTTGTTTAGACCAATTACCCTGGTCCCATCTGTTTTCATGGTAATCTAAATTAACTATCTGTTCCATTTGCATCTCTTTTTGAAATTATAGGATTTTTACAAGGCCAATCTATATTGAACTTTTCACTATTCCATTTTATTGTTTTTTGTTTATCTACATCATTAAATTCACCCTCATATGCTAATTTGTAATAGAATATAGAATTTTTTTCCATTACATAATGTCCATTAGCAAATCCAGGTGGTATTAATACTTGTGTTTGTGTTGATGGTGAAAGTATATAAGTTTCCCAACTTCCATATTGTGGATTTGTTACTGTATTACCACCTCTAACATCTACTACTACTAAATAAATTTTACCATTCATACATGAAACAAGTTTCCATGTTTTTTCATCATAATGCATTCCTCTAAGAACACCTTCTTCTGATTTGGAAAATCTATCGTGCTTAAATTTTACTCCCTTTTCTTGTTCATTGATAGGAATCATTCTATCGTAATAATCAGAATGATATGTTGTAGAAATTTCACCACGCATTTCATGATATACCGATGGTTGTATTATCTTAACACCACCAGTTAAAACTTCTGAGGAGTAAATATGAAAATCATTCCAACTTCTTTCTTTGTAATATATACTTCTATTTAATGCCATAACCTAAAGGAAAATCGTTTCTATATTTTGAACTTAAATCTGATATTAATACTGTATATGTTTTTATCAACTCTTCAATTCCAGCATGTAAACTAAATTCAGGTCTCCATGCATTGTGTTCTAATTTAGAGTTTGATACAACATAATCTCTTTTATCTGGGTCTACAAAATTATCATTGTGAAAAATTGTAAAAGATGGGATTTGTTCTTTTATTGCTTCACACAATTCTTGTTTTGTTAAATTTGCTTCTGATAATCCAACGTTGTAAACTTCTCCACTATGTAATGGATATTCTTCAATCATTTTCAGAAATACCAATCCAACATCTCTAATGTGAATAAAGTTTCTTACAAATTTTCTTTCGAATAATACTATTGATTTATCAGTTAGTGCTTTATATACAAATTCATTAACTAATAAATCCATTCTCATTCTTGGTGATGTACCAAATACAGTTGCTAACCTCAAAGAAATCCCACCTATCCCAAGTACTTCTTTTTCTGCCTTAACTTTTGTTACACCATAATGTGATATTGGGTTTAATGGACTTTCTTCAGTACAAATACCACTCTCTCCTATCCCATACCCACTATTTGTGTTCGGATAAACCACCCTTTTATCGTTTTCTTTTGCTAACTCACAAATAAACTTAACTTGTTCGTAATTTATTTGAGTTGCTAATTCTTTATCTCTCTCACACGCAGGAAATCCAACGATTGCTGCGAGTGGTATAATAATATCATTATATAAAACAAGTTCTTTTAATAATACTCTATCTCTAACGTCTCCATTTATGAAGTTAAAGGTTTTCCAATGAGAATATATGATTGATGAGGTTTGGTTGTGCATCATGTTATCAAGTATTGTAACTTCATGTCCACTTTGTAAAAAGTATTCTGTCATTACTGAACCCAAATACCCTGCACCACCTGTAATTAATATTTTCATAACCTTTTATACATTATCAAACCAAGCATTATCAAACTTGACTAAATTATTTCCATTTTTTGATTCATCATAAACCTTGTAAGGTGTTTGTTTTTTAAAATCGAAGAACCCTACTGGTTTGTGTTCTGGTAAACATCTGTTATTTTTAAATATATCTTCTATTTCTTTTTTGTCTAAAGCTTTACCAAAGATACCAACAAGTTGAACATCACCAAGTAAATGATTTCTATGATTTTCATCACAACTATCTAATGCATTACAACAACCTACCCAAAACCAAGATGTAGAATAATCTACAATATCACCATCATAAATACCTTCTTCATAATGACCTCTATCACCTGTTATAATTTTCTTTTCACTTTTAATATGTGTAAAACTCAATTCAAATACAGCATCATGTCCTTCTTTTATCTCAATACACTTATCAACTAACATTGGATTTCCATCAGGTCCTATTGCCCAAATACATCCTCTAATAAATGTATCATCTGCATGGTCTCTAAAAGCCATCAATCCACAATGCATTCCATTCTTAACAACAATACCACCTTCACCTGATAATTCTCCATATACCATATCTTCCCAATTTATTGTGAGTCGTGTTAAGTATGTAAAATTATCTTCAGTAATATTTTTTGGTTCTACCTTTGATAAACCGTATTTGTTTGTTGGTGTTAAAAAATATGCCTCTTGACCGTTAAACTTCATTATAACTTAATATTTAAACATTCGTGATAAAAATCTTCAAACTCTGGAAACGTTTTACAAAAATCTGTTCCTCTTCTTTCATCATGTGCTCTAAAATAATGTCCAAAGTTTCTTCTTTGAGTTAGTAATCGTTGTTCATCGACTGGTGCTTTCATCCAATCGTAAATTCTTTTAATTTTTTGTATTTCTATATCAGAATAACCTACATACTTGTGGTCAAACAATGGTACTGATAAGAAATCTGCAAGTTGAGCATCTTCATAAATTTTAGGAGCCCATTCTTGTGGCATAACTTGTACAGTTTGATGTGTTGGGAATCTCAAATATGATGAATCTAAAAATACTGCTGAGTTCCAATATCTATCTGTACTACCATATGTACCTTTTAGGTCATAAATACCATTAATCAGTTTGTCATAGTTTGGTATAGATAATCCATTGTATGTTGACATGAATGTAAGATTAATTCTTGGACACTTTTCAAGTACTTTATGTACATTATCCCAAAATTTATTAAAGTTCAATCCATTTCTAATATATTCTGCTTGTTCACCCCAAGTATCAACTGATGTGAATACGATAAATTCTCTTACTCTATCTTCATCACAAATCCTTTGAATCTTTTCTATAAATCTATCAACTAATTTATCAGGTATACCTAAGTTTGAATTAATTGCTAAAGATAAATTTTTATTTGGGTTTGGTTCTTCAATAATATAATCTAAAACCTTCCATGTATCTTTACTCATTAGAGGTTCACCACCAGTAATTCTAAAAGTATGTAAATCTCTATATAAATCAGGCCACCATTTCCAAAATGCTTCTACATATGGGTTTTCTTCTTTTTGTGGAATTGGCATTTTGTTTTCATCGCGATTATAATCTAAACTATTAAATTTATCGGTTGTTGGATATGCTCCATGTTTTTCAATTTCTTCCATCCACTTGGTAGAGAACGCAGGTGCACAATATGAACACTTAAAATTACAAGCATTTGAAAATGCAACCTCTACATATCTTGGATTAAAATCATCTCTCCAACTTGAGTTTTTAATTTCATCCATATGTGGATATGACCACGATTCTGCTGATTTAAAAGTTCTATCTGAAAATCTATCAGAGTTATCTTCAACTCCCCAACAGTAGTTACACTCTTCGGGTCGTTTTCCTTCCAACATCTCTCTACGTTTTTGTTTTTTGTATCGAGTATTATGAAGTGCTGAAGGATTTCTTCTAATTTCTCTTTGAGGAATTGGATGTGTTCTAGGGTGATGACATGAATGAGTATGACCTAACTGTAAGTGAAGTGTAACTTGTGTCCATTTTGCCAAACACATCCCACAACCAGTTTCGTTTAGTTCATCTCGAACACCAACATAAAATGGATTATCTTCAGATATTTGTTTTTTTATAGTAGCCATATATCTTTTGTATATTTATATATATTACAATTTAATATTTATGTATTTTGCTTTGGGTGTTATTTCTTCAACACTAACCAATTCATATTTTAAAGAATTCATTCCATCTGATTTGTAATCCCAAGTACCTCCTTGCATTTCTTTTACAAACCTTCTTTCATTCCTTGCAGTAGTTTCTCCCTTGGCCCATTTATCGATTCCACCAACAGTAATCAACCCTTCATCTTTGTGTGGTAAACAATACATTCTACCTGCAACTCTATGAGGTACTATTGTATGTGGTATCTTTATTTTTTCTTTACCAAATTCACAATTGAAATTTATTCCATCATTATCATTGTCGGATTTATCCAGCACTAAACCATCTTCAAAATCATAATGAAGGATTAAACCATCATCTTCAATAGTGTTTGGTATTTCTTTAACTTCAATAGATGTTAATGCTCTATTCCACATTCTAACATCTGCTATATCTCCTCTGAACCATTTAGATGGATTATCATCCGAAACTGATGTAGTTGTTCCTAAATAGTAATCAACATTACCATATCTCTTTAACATACCCTCAAAGTGTTGTGGTGAAGGTGTTCCTGTCCCCCATCGTGCATCTGATTCTTTTCCATTCATATAAAAGTGAACATTATTTTCATCAACTACTAATGTAATCCAAGTCCATTGGTTTTCATATCTCTTCATCCATGAATATAAATGTTCTTTTTTGTTATTCCAAAGTTGTGAAGTATATGTTCTTGAGTTATTATAACTTAAACCATAATCATATCCTGGTCTACGAAGAATTGCGTATTCACAAAATCTTCTATCTTTATCACCAACTAACCAAACAGGTACTTTTTCCTCTTGTTGATGTGCTTTTACCAATACTGAAATAGTATGAGAACGAGATGTTAAATTTCTAAGTTTTCTTGTACAAGGAATTTGTACATATGAATTTTCACCATTAAATGAAATGTAGTTTTGTGTATTATTTTTGAAATCTAAATGAGTTTGATTAGCATATCCTTCCAAATTACATCTCCAAAATAAATCATCATCTTCCATACCCCAATCCCAATAATCATTTGAATAACCATTGGTTCTTTCAACTTGTTCTTTTGAGAACACAATAGCTCCTCCAAAATATTCTTCATATTTTAGTTGGTAGTTCATTTGTGAAATATTGGTTGCAATATGTCTTGGATTATCTTTTGGAAAAGTGTAATCTGCTCCACCACCCTCTTCAGGTATCATATCAATATCGTGATACACAACATAATCACATCCTTCTTTGAATGCCCATTCAGCAGCAATGTTTTTTGTTGCTCCTCTATTAAAAAGTTTATCATCCACTTGATGTCCAAAATAGATATGATAATCTATACCCTGTCCTTCAAGATATTTACCAATCTTTGGTATAAACTCTTTTAGATGAGCTTCTCTGTTTCTATATGGAACACAAACTCCTAACTTCATAGTGTATCTGCAATTAGTTTTTTAAATTTGGTTGTACTCCAACCATGGTCTCTGTTTAAGTAGTGAACTGGTATATCTAATTCGAAACCTGTGTATGTTTTACCTCGGTAATCATCTCCTAAGAATCTGATATCTGGTGATAATCTTTTTAATAAATCTACCAACTCCTTTTCATAAGTATAATATGCAATTGAATCAATAAATTTAATTGATGATAGAACTTCAGTTCTTTCTTCTTTACTTAAAATTGGTTTTAATTTGTGAGGTCTTTCAATTGATGGGTCTGTATGTAAAAGAATTGTAAATTGTTGACAATATGATTTACATTCTTTAAATGTTTTTATATAACCTGGATGTATTACATCAAAGTTTCCAGCAATTACTCCTCGTTTGTACATTGGCATCATAATGTTACTAATATTTTATTTATTAAGGTGTTACTATCGTTACTAACTTCAGTATATCTACAAGTGTTTAATCCATCAATATTTGAATCAACAATATCCTGTCTTACTTCATTATAATATTTTATTTGATTTTTACGAGTTACATCATGAATCCACTTATTACCAATAGATGAATTTGTTTTATGTTCAAGTGATTTGAATTTTGAATTTCTTCTTAATGGTTTTGGCAAAAAAGTTTTGAATGATTGTTTGTATTTTTCAATCTTTACATTATTAAGAGTTACATTGTATTCTCCACCAATATCAATTACCTCATCTGCTGATGCTAATTGTGGTTGTACTTGTGAATAAATAAATTCACTTGATTTAAAGTTACCAAAGTTTCTTAGTTTTATTTTTGTAGGATTTTCGTTTATTTCTTTAACTTCATCGTGTGAAAGAGCAATATCGTATATCTCTATATTTGATATTAAACCATAAAAGAATTCTTTGTTTGTTTTTTCATCATTAGCTGCTCCAATGAATATTTCATCTGAAGATAATTGTAATATTTCTTCTTTCATTTGAACAGTTTCTACTAAATCACCATTTAAATAAAATTTCAAAACATTTTCATTAGAATATGTCATACATAGAGTAGACCACTTCTCACCAACAATATCAGTAGTTAATGAATATGGTGTTTTTTCTACATCATAAGCCTGACAAAAGAATCTACGAAAGGAATTGTAAAATAATCCAATGTTGTAACCTGGTATAGATAATATTGGGAATTCATCATAATCTTTATTTTCATTTAATTTTATTTTGGACGGTTTTACTAAAATAGAAATTGAAAATTCATCTTGTAATAAAGATGAGGTTGTTTTAGATTTATATTTTATATAAGAATCATCACCAGTAAATCTGAATGTTTCAAATTCTTCGGTATCACTATCTTTATTAGAATCTAAATCTAATTCTAAATTAGATTGTAAACATCTTATCAATAAATCATCATCTTCAAATCCCCAACCCCAATAATCATTAGAGAACCCATTGATAGTTTTGAAATCTTCTTTAGTAAACATAGTTACTCCACCAAAGTAATCAAAGAATGTGGTTTCATAATCGTGTTCTTGTAAGTGTGTTGCTAAATGAAGTGGTTTATCTGAATAAGAATAATCTACATCTTCGGGTAACATATCAACATCATGGAATACAAAATAATCACACCCTTTGTTAACGGCATACTTGTATCCTACATTCAGAAGTTTACCTCTGTTAAAAGGTTTATCATCTGCTTGTTCAATGATGAAGATTTCGTAATCAATATCCTTAATATAATCTTTCATATGAGATAAGAACCTTTTCAGTTGTTGTTCTCTATCTCTATATGGAACTATTATACCAAGTTTATGATTTACCTTCTTCTCCTTGAGTTTCTGTGTTCTCTTGGATTCTCTCTGCATCTCTTGATGGTCTGTTAGTGTTTCCTACTGTTTTAGCTTTTGCAATCTGATAGAATTCGTTCAAATACCATTCCAAACGTTCTTGCCACATATCTGCATCTAACTCATATATCCAATCATTGATATCACCAAGTGAATCAGAAATTGATTCAAGAGCCTTAACTCCTCTTTCTTCAAGAGTTTTATTAGTCGTTTCGTTCTTCTTTGCCATAGTTGTAATTTAATTTATTTTTGTCAATTAATTCTTCTTTAAGTTTATCGAAGATAAATCCTTCGATGTTGTTTTTATCTATTGGATATGCTGATTCTGCTATCCAATCTTGTAACCTAACAGGTTCCCATTTTAACTTTTGAATTTCTTCTTCAATTTTTTCAGGTTCCCATTTTAGTTTTTCTATTTCTGCTTGTAATTCTTCTATTCTATATTCTATATCCTTCTTTTTAACTTCTTTCATTTTTAAATCCTCAGTAATTTCATCAATAATTGGTTGTTTATCATACCATCTATTGAAGAATCTACCAATATGAGAATTTTGATGTTTTCTATTTGTTAATAAAGTTTCTATAATTAATATAATCTTCATAAAGGTAGCAGTATCCTTTTCTGAAGGTTCTAATATATCTTTTATATCAGTATCGATTTGTTCAAGTAATCGTACTACTTTTTCGTTATGTAACAATTCTAATAAGTTCATATCCGTCTCTTTTTATTTTATCTAATAATGTATATTTTATAGTAGATAATCCTATTGATTTATAATCTAATTTATTAGGGATTACCTCATGAAAAAATATATCTGAGTTTTCTAATACATCTGGATTATACTCGTAATAATTTTCAATTATATTATTATCTTTTTCATGTACTAATGATTTGTATTTTCCTTCCAATCTAAATGGAATATAGATTGTATCAGATAATCCTATTTTTTCTTCTTTAGTTTTAATAGTTCCATTTAATAAAAAATGATTTAAAAATGCACCTTTATCTAATACCAAATTTCTTGAATAGGCTTTTTGATAATCTATATAAATGACAGGGTTAAGTCCAAATCGAGTTATAATGTCATTTATTGAAGTTTCTTCACCAAAGTAAAGTTCTTCTCTGATTGTATCATTTAATAATGAATCAAATACCAAGATTGATGAAATAGAAATCTCACTTTGGTTATCTGATATTTTTATGTGTTTGTTGGTATAATCAAATATTTCAAAATCCTCTTTTAATGATTGTATATTTTGATGTTTACCATTTAATGTCAATCTTATAGTTTTTTCTCTGTAATCATATTCGAAAATAATATGATTCCATATATTTCTTGAATAGTTCAATACAACTTGTTCGTGATTTTTATTCACATCCCACACTTGTCCTATAATTTGATTACCATTATTTAAAAATATTCCACTATCATATCCTTCAAAACTAAATAAGTTTTTTTGTGAAGTTCTTGGGTGTCTATCATTAAACCAAAAAGATATTGTAAATGATTTTTTTGTTATTTCTTTACTTAGAGGATTTAAAGAACCATACAAATAATCTTTATTTGAAAATTCAGCAACTTTTAAATTATGTATTAATGGGTGTCTTGATAGTTGAACATTTTCTATTCTATGTGGTAGGGTATCAAGTTCATCATAGGTTGTATATGTTTTATTTTTATCATAATAGGTTTCTAAATATAATCCTGCTCTTTCAATTCTGTAAAGTAAATCTAAATCCTCAAATCCATAACCCCAATATTCATTTGAATATCCATTAACTTCTTCGAAATCTTCTCTACTAATCAATACTACTCCACCAAAGTATTGTGGATATGGTAATTCATAATCATGTGCCTCTACATTAGTTGCAAGGTGAGTTGGAGATTCTGGATATCCATAATCACACTCATCATTGATAGGTAACATATCGATATCGTGAAACGCAAAATAAGTATATTCCTCCCCAACTTCTTTTGTAACTACATTACATAGTTTACCATAATTGAAGGGTCTATCATCTGTTTGTTCTGCGATAAAAATAGTGTAATCAATTCCCTTATCTTTTAGGAATTCGTGCATATGAGGAATAAAGACATCTAAGTGGTCTTGTCTATCTCTATAAGGAACTATTATCGCTAACTTATCTTTCATGCGTTTATTATAACATTTGTAACATCTCCCCAATGCTTGTATTCAGAATAAGAATTAGTTTTCATTCTCTGAAAATAGAAATTAGGATTTTTTACACTAATTTTCCAACCATTCATTTGAATTCCTCTATACATTTTTTTGTACTCTTTCCAATACGAGTAATCTTCAATTGTTGTTGATACTTCTTTTAATCTTTTAAGAACTGTTGAGTCCCATTTAAAGTGATGAACTTGGATAAATCCTTTCCATAGTGGATATCTTTTAGGATGTGACCAACCTCGGTCTCTCCAAGTATCAGTATCACCAATCACTGCAAAATGTTGACCAGCTGTTACATCCACAGAACCCTTCATCACACAACATTTATTTGGCATCGCTCCACTCATTGGATATCTAAAAAATCCAGCAAATGGAAACGATTCCCAAATATTAGTTTCTTTTGTTACCAAAGGAAACTCTCCATCCTCTCCTATCCTATCGAGGAATCCTCCTGTGATGAACTCCCATCCATTATTATCACAATCTGAAATCATCTCTCTAATGTCAGTTGGATAAACATGAAGTTCATCATCATCCGAAACCACCCACCATTCATCGGGTTTGGTTCTTTTTACTTCATTGTATAATTCAGTTACTTTTTCCCAATTAAATTTTGGTTCTGTTACTACTTTGTATGGTTCGATACCAAGATTAAGTACATCTTCTAAAATACCATCATCTTCATATTGTCTATACACAACAACATAGATATCATCAACGATATCTTTATAGTGTTTTAACATATGTGGAAGGATAGTTGTGTTGTGACCAACAACAGTAACCAAATTTAGTTTTTGCATTCTGAACTGAATTTACAGAAGTGTTCTGTATTTAAATATATATTTTATATTTTTTTGATAAATGTTAGACCAGTTGATGCTGGTTTGGATTTTAGTATCCCATTATTAAAAAAATTGAATATTTCAAATCTTGGATTGTTTTTTAATTCTGATATAAGTTTTGATGGTCCATTTGCATATTCTTGATGATGTTCTTCCTTTACATCATTTGTAATTATATGTTCTTTTTCGTAAGAATCATCTGTATCATGAATTGATATAATTCCATTTTCGGAAAGTAAATCAGAATATAATAAAAAATCTCTTTTTACATCTTCATATGAATGTCCTGCATCAATATGTAGATAATCAATTTCAATATCTTCTTTTACAAAATAATTGTAGTAAGCATTTTCTGTTGTATCTAATATAAATCTACATGGAAAGTTTTTTCTAAAAAAAGATTCTTCATCTGTCCAATCAGTATTACCACCAATTCCATTAGATGCATCAACTAAAATAGTAGTACCACAATCTCCCCACTCCATTGATTTTTTTCCTTCAAATATTCCTTGGTCATGTAAATCAATTCTTGCTTGAGACATAATTCTTGGAATGAATCCACCACCACTTCCTAAACAAACACAAGTTTTGGCTCTCATATATTGTATAACTGAATAAATCAATAAACCATCTCCAAGATGTAAATCAGTAGCACCATGTGTCCATCTATATTTAACAGATGTAAGTTCTTCAAAAGGATTACCATTTACATCAATAACTTCTTTTTTGTTATTGGTAAAAAAATCTTTTATTAAATTGAAATTGATAATACTCATTGTATATAAATATATAAAAATATATTAAACAATAAAATTAAATTATTTAAAAATATTTAGAACTTCAGTAGACCATCTCATCTTATCATCAAACTTTTTTAAATACGTTTTTAAACGATTAAATTCTTGAAGATGAGTACTTCTATCATCTGATAGTATTTGTTGATAAGTCTTTATGAAATCTTGTTTAGAACTTGCTTTATATTTGTAATCAACATCTCCCCAATCAGAATGTAGTATTGGTAATTTACCATAATCTACTGCTTGAAAAATAGAATACCCAAATGGTTCTTTTGTATGACACGAATGAGATATTGACCAACTTAAATTCATAAAAAAATCAAGAGTATCTATACTCCATTGATAATATCTACAACGAGTAAAGTTAAACATATTTTTATTGAGTATATTTTTCCAATCATATATACCACTCAAAACATATCCAGGCAACCCATCTAAATAATGTATATTTTTTCTTGATTCTATTCGAGAAGTAAATCCTAATTTTTTATTGATTAGATTTAATTCTTTGTTTTGTAAAAATTCATAAAAGTTTGTAATAGTTTCTGTTGGATAATCTTTGAGTATCTGAGAATCGTTATTTCCAATCCATATTCTTTTTTTACAATAGGTAAGTAATTCTTTTACATCTTCTTCTACAACATTTGTATTAAACTGTCTTAGCGAATCTCCATAATCTAACATATCTGGTAAATATGCTTGTACAAAAATAGTTCCCCACTTATCTTTATGTTTCCAAAGGTGTTCTCTTTTATGATAGTTTGCATGCAAGAAATTAATTTCAGTGCACTGATTAAGTATTTGTTCTGTTTTCTGTGGATTATCAAAATGAAAGTGTAGTTTATTACTTTTTTCTAAACCATAGGTATCTTTCCAACCATTTGGTTTTCTACCATCAACTAAAATAAAAGAATTTGTAAGATGTGGAAAAACTAATTCTATAAAATTATTAGTCCACATATCAGCACCACCTTGAATGATGTTACCACAACCTGTTGTTACAAAAACCTTCATTTATTTTAAATTAATCTACATGAGTATTTAAGTAGTGAATTGATGTTTGTTTTCTTCCACCAATATACTCAAGTAAACTATTTGGTGAAAAATCATTTTCGAGATAGGTTTCTACACCATCTATAATACATTTAGCAACTATTGGTTGACTTCTTCCTTTTTTAAATCCAAATTCAACTCGTACTTCAACATTTTTATTATTATCTTCAAATATTTTATATGCAAGTTTTCTAGCAGCGAGTGTACTCAATCTATCTATTTGTAATAAATCTCTTCCTGCTAATGGACCAGAAGAAACCGAACAGTAACTTCCATATAAATCTCCTTGTAGTTTCATTCCACTCATTCCATTACTATGTTCATCTTCTTCATCATCAAATCCCTCTACATTAAAATTAATAGAACCAGTTGTGTAAAAATCAGAATATACGTTTAACATATTATTACAAAATTCAAATGAAGAAGTTGTAGGTGCATTTAAATCAACACTAAGAACTCCATTTTTTGATATATCAACAATAACTTTAGCAGGACCTGGTTCATTTGATAACTGAGATGAGAATAGATTTGCTAATGTAATATCTAATGGTAATCCATTTATTTCACCACTACCTGTTGTAGCATAACCAACAGAAACACACGAATCAGATGCAAAATTATTATCTAAATAGTATAAACTTTGAGAAGAAAATGTTCCTAAGTTTAAATTGAAAATATCAATACTTTTTTGTTTACTAAAATCACCATAACATTCTAAAAATGATAAATGTTGTTTTAGTTCTATTAAAGAAGCAGAATAATTACTTGATACTTGTCCATATATATTATAACTACCAGAGTTATAAAGAACATCTATCGAGGTATAAGAACCACTATCTCTATCAAGATAAAAATCATGTAATACATCTGCTAAATAATCACACTTTTTATCTATATGTTTTAAATTTACTTTTTCTATCATATCTTTTTATTCCTTTTAATTACAAACCCAAAGTGTATTTCCCATTGGACCAGCACCTGATGATGTTGGTGTTGCTTGGAATTTTAATCCACCAGTAGCACTAAAAATATTACTTGTTAGATAAAAACCTCCCATTTGGGGATATGAGCAGGAGTAACTTGTACCTGTTCTTCTAGCGTAAAAGGTTGTGTAGTAATATCCTGTCTGAGAATTATATGACCAATTTGATGGTGTCCAATATGTATTGTAACTAGGGAACGGATTACTCCAAGTGTTACTTGCACCACCTGGATTTGTATTCCACTCTAAAGTTCCACTTCCACTTATTCTAAAACCTTGAGTAGTATCATTGACTGTTGAATATATTCTAAATGCTTGATTATTAGAAGTGTTGGGCCCAATTGGATTGTTCTGTGATTCTCCAAAAGTATTGCTAGTGTTATTCCAATACCATGAATACTGAACAGGCTTTGCAGATTGTGTCATTTTGAAAAGGTGAAGCTTTGTTTGGTCTGCACGAGATTGTATAAACTGATTACGAGGTCCAATATCATCAGTAATTGATGTGTTATTAGCTTGTGGTTGATACCAATAATATACTTTATAACCATTCTGAGGGTTTGGTGTTATTGATTGTTCACCAGTTACACCATATACAGTTGATAAAGTAGGTGGGGTTGAAAATGATGTACCCCAACCATGTTTAAAGTCAGTATTGTAAAGTTGTGCATAAACTTCAGCACTATTTGTACCATTTGGTTGACAAGTTACTTCAAAAACCTTAGCACCACCATTCCAATCGTAAGTATGTGATGTAGTATCATTACCAGTTCCAATTGTAGTTCCAGTTTCCTTTACCTCAAAGTTTGCTATTATCTGAGCAGATTGAGTAAATGTTTTACCTGTTGCAGCATTACCAGATGTAGTATCTGTTACATTTATAGTCATACTTCTCGAAGTATTTCCTAAGTTAACTGGCCATGTCATTGATATTACATCACCAACAGTACCCGTTGTTGCGTTTGAAACACCATCTATTGTATATGAAGTTTGAAAACCATCGGTAATTGATATGGAATATGTAGCACCAGCTTCACCAGAAATTTGAAACGTATTTGTTTCACCATCTTTATCAACTGTTCCATTATTGAATGGAGGACTACTTCCATAAATTCCGGTAAGTGCCAAATCATCATAAGCCCCAACATTACAAGCTACGTTTTCTATTAGAGTACTATTTGCATCATTAACATCTGAAACTGTTGCACTTACTGTTGTTGTTAATG